GAGAAAGGCTTTTCATGGCAGCCAACAGGTGCGTTACGCCATGGACTTTCATTGAAACGGAGTCTGGCCCGGCCCGCGCCTTAGAAGCGCTTTTCGGCTTTGCAGGTAGTCTCCGGGCAAAAGCTGGTGAATCAGAATGTGCCGTTCGACCTGTTGACGCACATCTTGTGGGCATTGAGCCAGCGTTTCGAGTTGTCCTGGGCAGCGGCCGATTTTTTGATTGCTCCCGTAAGCACCAAGTATTGACCGACGAGGGGTGGCTTTCTCTCGGCCAGTTAGTGTCGAGCGCAAATGGTCTGCATTGGTCGCATAAAACCGGAGATTATCAGGCGAGTTGTGCCGGGGGTGGTTATCTCGATGGTCAACAACCTCTAAAGAGCTCAAGTAGCGACCCAATACAACCTCCATCACCAAGCGATGCTCAAACACGTAACCGCTTGGCGCTTTCGCTAGAGGATGCAATGGCGCGAACACCTCAACATATCCGTGTTTGTCAACGCGACGGCCGCCCTTCCAGCATGGATGACCGTCGCTGTGTCGCGGCCCTGTCCGAGCAGTTTTTAGCTGCAAAGACTCGCAGCGACGTCCTACCGCTGAGCGGGAGACATCGAGCGCTTCAGCGGTTTGCCATTGAGTCAGGCGCTCATCTTCAATCAGGCGGCGCAGCTCAGCATCATCAAGACGCTTTGCGTGCATGCGACCTGCAGGGTTCGATATGCCGCGTCGTTTTAGGTAAGCCTGAAGGGATGCGCGAGTTAAGCCAAGATCGTCAGCAATCAGGTACGTCGGCTCACCGGACTCAATCCGTTGGAGTATTTGGGGAAAGTGCGGATCAATTGGGGATTTTCTACCCATCATCTATGCCTCGACTAGTTGGAGGGGAAACGGTCACCGCTATCGTTCCTATCGGTTATCAGCCAATAATAGACGCTCACATTCCAGAGTTCAACAATTACCGAGCAGCAGGCGTTTATCACCACAACTGTGGAAAGACCGTAGCCGGAGGCACCGAACTGACCTACCACATGACGGGCGAGTATCCGCCCTGGTGGGAGGGTCACCGATTCGATAAGCCAATAAACGCACTTGCGGCAGGCGACACCAGCACCACCACCCGCGACATTATCCAGAACAAGCTGCTTGGTGGGCTGTGGGGAACGCCGGAGTTTGGTACCGGGCTTTTGCCCGGCGATCTTCTCGGTAAGCCCATACCGGCGCGAGGCGTAGCCAATCTTTACGAGGAGATCACGGTAAAACACTGCAGCGGCGGCACCAGTCATCTGATGCTTCGCAGCTACGAGCAAGGCCGAAAGATATTCCAGGGCACCGAACAGGATTACGTCTGGCTCGATGAAGAAGTGCCGAAGGCCGTTTACGACGAAGCCCTGATACGAACCATGACAACCCGGGGCCTGGTCGCTATGACCTTTACGCCACTATCCGGCCTGACGCCTTTGGTCGTCGATTTCTTAAAAGCCAGGAACGAGCAGGTACCGATATGAGCAGCACTATTACGCAGATCAACGCCTCGACGAAAACCTGTAACCCGGCGGTGCGCGACAAGCTGGTTAAGCAGCTGACCGAGAAAGGGATCCTAAAAGGGACCATAACCAAGAAGATTGCCCGGCAGCTTTATCCGAAGGCACGGCCAGGCCAGCTAATGGCCGTAGGCCCGGCAACGCTCACCGTTGTTGAATGAGTCGATACGTCGTGCAGGCGGGCTGGGCCAACGTCCCGCACATTTCTCAGCAGGATATAGATGATATGTCGAAGTCGCTAAGCCCTCACCAGCTCGATGCCCGCCGGTATGGCAAGCCGAGCCTGGGCTCTGGCGCGATCTATCCGATCCCGGAAGAAGACTTCTTGTGTGAGCCCTTCCAAGTGCCCGCCTGGTACCACCGATTGTACGGGCTGGACGTTGGCTGGAAAAAAACGGCAGCAATCTGGCTCGCTCACGACCGCGACACCGATATCGTTTATGCGTACTCCGAGCACTATCGGGGCCAGGCCGAGCCGACAGTCCATGCAAAGGGCATCCGGCTTCGCGGCGACTGGATCCCGGGCGTTATCGACTACGCGGGCACGAATCAAAGCGACGGAAAGCGTGTTATGCGCTTGTACGAAGACGAGGGTCTGATCCTTCACAAGGCAAACAAAGCGGTTGAAGCCGGTTTGCTGGCTGTTCAAGACCGTCTCTCGACGGGGCGATTAAAGATCTTCAGCACGTTACAGCACACCCTGGGCGAGATTCGCTTGTACCGGCGCGACGAAAAAGGCCGGATTGTGAAAGAGAACGATCACTTAATGGACGCTCTACGCTACGCCGTTATGAAAATTGAGCTGGCAATGACACGACCCGTTAAACGCACCATGGTCGCGAACCAGCCCGGCGACACCACGGCAGGATACTGATATGAAGAATGAGCCTATGGCGCCTGAGCAGATTGAGGAAATGACCGAGGAAGAACTGCAGGATCAGCAGACCCGGCGTGAAGAAGACCTGAACATGCTGGGCAGTAAGCTAAACCGACTTGCGCAAGAGCAGGTGGCTGCACGGTCAATGATCGAAACGCGCTGGCTTGACGATCTGCGACAGTATCACGGCGAGTACGCTGCAGACGAAATCACCAGGATGATTAAGAAGCAGTCTTCCCAGGTGTTCGTCAACATCACCCGGAACAAGACCCGGGCAGGCATTGCGCGCATGAGCGATATGCTCTTGCCGAATGACGATACCAACTTCGGGGTAAGCAGCACACCGATCCCGGCTATGTCTGCAACCAATTCAGACCCGATGCAGGCGGATATGCAGCAGGGCATGCCGCCAGGTATGCCGCAAGGCCAGGCCATGGCACCGGATCCGGACCAGGAGCAGGCGGATCCCCAGGATCCCCAAGATCCCCAAGATCTGGCAAAAGAGCGAGCCGCCGATGCTGCGCGGGCTATGCAGCAGCAGATCGAGGATGATTTTGCCGAGGCAGGCTATAACGCCCACACCCGGGACGTGATCGAGGACGCTTGCAAGCTGGGCACTGGCATCCTCAAGGGGCCAACCGTCGTCAATCGCACTCGTCGCGCCTGGATCACTGATCCGCAGACGGGACAGAGCACGATGGAGGTGAAGCAGGAGCTCCGTGCAGGCCTTGAGCGTGTCGATCCGTGGGATATCTTCCCGGATATGTCGGCACGAAACGCAAAGGAAGCCGAATTCTGGTTTGAGCGCCAGCTGATGAACCGCAAGCAGCTGCGAGATCTTGCCGACTTGCCCGGAGTCATGCTGAACCAACTCCGTTTGGCGCTGCAAAGCAACGAACAGGGACAGATTGCTAAAGACCGACGCGCCGAGCTGCGAGCGATTACCGGCGTGGACACGGTTACCAACGATAAAAAGTTTGAGCTGTGGGAATACTGGGGGCCGCTGGACAAGGACGAGCTGATCGCCTGTGGCTGCGAAGATATCGACGAGGATCCGCTGGTCGAATACACGGGCTGCGTTTTGATGGTCAACGGCTACGTTATCAAAGCCGCGATGAACCCGCTTGAGACAGACGATCTGCCTTACAGCATCTTCAACTGGGAGCAGGACGATAGCAGCATCTTCGGTTTCGGCATTCCGTATCTGATGCGCCAGCCTCAGAAGGTCGTCAACGCTTCTTGGCGGATGATGATGGACAACGCCGGTATTTCAGCGGGCCCCCAGGTCGTTATGAAAAAGCGCGGGATCGAGCCGGAGGACGGCGAATGGTCGCTAAAGCCCAACAAGCTGTGGCTCGATACGGGCGATGAACCCGTAGGCTCTGCGTTCCAGGTGTACCAGATCAACAACAACCAGGCCGATCTGTTCGCCATCTTTGAGTCTGCCCAGCAGCTGGCCGACACAGAAACCAATTTGCCGATCCTGCTCCAGGGCGAGGGCATGGGCAGCGGTGCCGGGGCAAAGACCTTCGGCGGCATGCAGATGCTGATGAACAACTCAAACATCGTGCTCCGATCGGCAACGAAGAACTTCGACGACGGCGTGACGACTACCATCGTTAAGCGCTTCTACGACTACCACATGATGTACACCGATCGCCCGGAGATTAAGGGCGACTTCGATATTGTAGCCAAAGGCACCTCAGTCCTGATTGCCCGGGAGGAGCAGCAGGAAAAGCTGATGATGCTGTCCCAGGTAGCGGCGCAGAACCCTGTGTTTTCAAAGCTGACGAAGTGGAACGGCCTGTATCGCGAGATCCTGAGAACGCTGCAGGTGCCCGTCGACAGCGTGGCGTACACCGACGAGGAGCTTGAACAGAAAGCCGAGAGCGAGCAGGAAGGGCCACCGCCGGAAGTGCAGATCAAGATGAAGGAGCTGCAGCTGCGCGAGAAAGAGCTGGAGCTGAAATCACAGCAGCAGCAGTTTGAACAGCAGTACAAAGCTGCCGAATTGCAGACCCGGCAAGAAAAGGACCGCATGGATCTCGCCTATAAAGAAGGCATCACCATGGCAGAGCTGGAGGCCAAGGTCGGCATGCACTCCGAGAACCTGGAGGCTGAAATGCAAAAAGTGGCGGCAGAGCTTTCGACAAAGCGGGACGCGGAAGCCGCCAAGCTAACAGACAGTCAAAACGAGCGCTCAGCGCGCCGTGAAAACATGGCACAAGGTTTCGATTCTTATGGATAAAATTGAACTGCACTCCGACACCTGGCGAGCAACCAGCGAATGGCTTCAGCGCAGACGGGAAAATGCCATCATTTCGCTAATCAACGGCACCCGCACTGACGACAAGCTACGCGGAAAGATTGAGCTCATTGACGATCTGATCGCTTTTGCAAAGAACCAGGACGAGATCCGGATAAACCCGGAGATCGAGAACCTGAGATCTGGCGACTACTGACCTGAATAACCCTCAGAGGAAGAGCACTATGAACCGAAACGAACAGGCCGTGGAGCAGGAAATGCAGGACAAGGGGCTGAGCGCGCCTCGCCTGACACCGGGCGCCATCGATCAGACCGTCGTAGGCTGCCAGTACCACGTATTCCCCGGTACCACCGTGACCGTGGCCTGCCTGCAGCTGCGAAACGGCTTTACGGTCATTGGCGAGTCAGCCTGTGCGGACCCGGCCAACTTCAATGAAGATATGGGGCGCAAGATCGCTTACGACAACGCCCGCAACAAGATCTGGCAGCTGGAGGGCTATTTGCTACGCCAGTTTCTGAGTGAGAAAGAAGCTATCAGCCGGGGCTAATCCCCCGACCTGCCCACCAGGGCACAACCCAGCCGTTCGGGAGAACCGCTAAATGACGAACCAGCCGCTTAACAAGCCGCAGGATGATGAAGCCATCACCAGCGATCAAGACGACAGCGAGTTTGAGGATGCTTTCAAAGAGTTCTCAGGAAAATCCGCAGGCGTGGAAGATCGCGACGAGTACCACATCGACAGAGAGCAGATCCGCAAGGACCAGGAAGGCGATCTGGAAAGCGGCACAGAGCCTGGTGATCGTGATACGGACGACATTTCCGAGAAGCTGAAAACCCTGGAGGCCGAAAACGAGAAGCTACGGCACTCCGATGCTTCCCAGCGCGGGCGCCTTGGCGCCTATCAGCGCCGGATCAATGAGCTTGAGAGTGCAACGCAACAGATCCAGTCGGACAAACCGACGGACAAGAACACCGGAAAGCCTCAGAACGAGGACCAGCAGCGCCAGGAACTGGCGGAATCCATGGATACGCAGGAATGGGAGGAGTTCAAAGAGGACTTTCCGGATATGGCGCGAGCCTTTGAGTCTCGTCTGAAAGCGGACGATACCAGGCAAGCGCAGATGAAGCAGGAGCTCGATGAATTGCGAGCGTCTGTGCAGCCCATACAGCAGCAGGCCCATGAACAACAACTTCAGTCAGAGTATGCCCGTCTCGAAGACCGGCATGAAGACTGGCGAGAAGTGGTAAATGCGCCCGAGTTTGATAAATGGCTGCAGTCTCAAAACCAGTCAATCCGTGCCCTTGCAGATTCA